TTATGACAAGTGCCGATAATCTAGAACAAGCAGAGTCTGCATGGAGTCGTAATGAGAGAACATTCAGAGTCATTAGCTCAATTGATAAACTGGTGAAAGGTAAAGAAATCTTATGTCCTGCATCTAAGGAAGCAGGAGAGCGAGTCCAATGCGCTCAATGCAAGTTATGCGGTGGTAACAGTGTAAAAGGTAAATCGGTTGCTATCGTGGCGCATGGCACGTCCAAACGTAAAGCTAAAGAATTAGTAGAATAGCACATATACTTTTATAGAATGACTCCCTCAACTGGCGGCCTTTCGGGGCCGTCTTTTTTTGTTGCCTATTCAATACTTTATCGAGTGTTATAATATAACATTTTACTTTTGATTATTCTTTTGTGATCACGAAATGATTCGTATGGGGCTGCCGATTCGCTCGCTGTGTCAAGTAAAAACCTTTGTCAATACCTAATTTTAATCTTATGTGTTGTAATTGTGCAACATGGTTAACCTTGTGACATTTTTGCAACAGTTTGGAATAAATCTGCCCCGAATCTAAAATAATGTTTGACATTAGGTGGGACCCTCCGTATAATACGCAAAGTGATTCGGTGGGGGTGTAACCACCCATATGTCCAAAATAAAAAATTTGGTAACGATTCGTACCTGTGTGTCAACAAGAAAGATTCGTTAGAAAACAGTGGTTTATAAAAAAAATAAAATTTGTGTGTCTAAAGCAACAAAAAAAGTACATATATATAAGTAGAGAGACATACTTAAGTATAATACTTAAGTTTTAAACTTATAAATATATATACATATAGATTATAAACTTATAAATAATAATTCGTAAGTATAATACTTAAGTATACAGAAAGTTTTCTTTGTTGATCTCATTCAACCAGAACAAACTGTACCAATAGCTCACTTGACAGAGTAAAGTTCTGCCGATGAGTGGGATCAACCAATTAAACTAAGTAAAGAATATGGACAAGAAACCACCACTCCCTTACAGTGAACTTGTTGCTAAGAAGATAAAGGATGGAATCCGTAATGGTGTGTCTGTAAAAGACATCATGGGATCTATTCAGAAATATCAATATGCTCCCAGTTCTACTGCTACGTTGTATAAGATCTATGGAGAGTTGATTGCCGAAACTCGTGCTGATGTTGTTGGACAAGTCGGCTCTGTTATTGTGCAGCAAGCTCTAGATGGTGATTTCAAAGCTGCAGAGTTTTACCTACGTTCTAAAGGTGGTTGGTCACCTACACAGACAATCAATGAAGTTGAGCAATCAGAAGACCCCGATACTGATGAAGGTGCTATCGACACTTTGATGATGTTGTTAGGCAAGAATGATCCCGATGAAAATAACAGCGACTGACCTTAGAGAAATACCCCCTGAGAAACTCAAGGAAGTTTTAGACCAACTAGGCCCAAAGAAAACAGAAGAGCTCCAACACACTTGGGAGTTTTGGGCTAGACCAGAGCAACTAGAACCAAATGGTGATTGGAATATCTGGATTGCTCTTGCAGGTCGAGGTTGGGGAAAGACTAGAGCAGGTGTTGAATGGGTAAGACACCAAGTCAAAAGTGGAAAGAAGCGCATTGCTGCAGTTGCTCCTACTAACTCTGATATTCGTAGGGTTATGGTTGAAGGTGAATCAGGGTTTCTGAATGTTTGTTGGAAGAGCGATAAGACCTATCGTGGCGGTAAATTGGGATACCCAAACTGGTCACCAACAAACAGGACACTCACATGGGAGAACGGAGCGAAAGTCGAGTTCTACTCAGCGGAAGACCCAGAGAGATTACGTGGACCTCAGTTTCACGCAGCATGGGCAGACGAAGTTGCAGCATGGCGTAACCAACAAGATGTATGGGACATGCTACAGTTTACCTTACGACTTGGACGCAAACCAAGAGTGATGGTAACTACCACACCGAAGCCCACTAAATTAATGAGGGCTTTGATAGCTTCACCTCAGAGCCACATTACTCGTGGTTCTACATTCGATAACATAGACAACCTTGCCAAACCTTTCCTTGAAACAATTAAAAAAGAATACGAAGGAACAAGACTTGGTAATCAGGAACTCTATGCAGAGATGTTGGAGGAGGCTGATGGAGCTTTATGGACAACCGAAGTCCTCGACAAATGTACAATCGAACAAAAAGACATTCCCGAACTAAATAGAATTGTTGTTTCAATAGATCCTGCTGTTACGTCTAAGACGGAATCTGATATGACAGGACTTATTGTTGCAGGTATAGATGTAAATGGAATTGGCTATGTTCTTGAAGATGCAACAGATCGGTATAGCCCTGCTGAGTGGGCTGCAAAAGCTATATCACTGTATAAAGCACATAGTGCTGATCGTATTGTTGCAGAACGCAATCAAGGCGGTGATATGGTTCGCAGAACTCTTGAAGCAGAGGATGAAGCAGTTCCTATCAGGCTTGTACACGCCTCTAGAGGAAAAATGGCTAGGGCTGAACCTATATCTGCGCTCTATGAAAGAGGCAAAGTTAAACATGCTAAAGGGTTGGACGAACTGGAAACGCAAATGAGAACTTGGGAGCCATTAGGCTCTATGGGTTCCCCAGATCGACTAGACGCTTGTGTTTGGGCCTTAACTGACCTTATGTTGAATGGCGTTACGAACCCCACACTTCGCCTTTCCTATTCAAATGCTAAAGGTCTTAGCCAGATACACTTAGGATAAACGATGAAGAATTTAAGTGAAGGACTAGGCAAGATTGAACTTGGACAGGCAGGTACGCACACTCGCCAAGGAACAATCCGTGCTGATGAGTTTTTACAAGACCTAAAAGGTAAAAGAGCTATTCGTAAGTTTCGTGAGATGCGAGACAACGATAGCACAATTGGCGCAATCATGTACGCCACAGAACAGGTTCTTAGAGATGTTGATTTCTATGTTGAACCTGCAAACGACACAGATGAAGCACAGCGTGAAGCTGACTTCGTAAAATCTGTACTAGAAGACATGGAACATTCTGTTGATGATCACATCTCAGAGGCTCTATCGCACTTGACATTTGGTTTCTCATTATTTGAGGTTGTATATAAAAGACGCCTTGGACCAGATAATAGAAGTGCGAAGAAATACAGTAAGCACTCTGATGGAAGAATTGGTGTCCGTAAGTTAGCGTCTAGAGCGCAATGGACAATAGAACGGTTCGAGGTGGATAAGACAACAGGAGATGTCCTAGGTGTCCACCAAGAACAAAACTACGGAATTAAAACTCTTTTCATACCGTCTACAAAAATACTACACTACAAGACAACAAACACGAACAACGACCCATCTGGACGTTCTATCCTGCGTAATGCATACTCTGCTTACCAATATCTTAAAAACCTCCAGAACATCGAAGCGATAGCAGTTGAACGTGAGTTACATGGTGTACCGATTGGTAGAATTGCTGCAGAATACCTAAGTCCTGACGCAACAGCAGATCAAGCCTCTGTTAGATCGCAAATGGAGAAGATTCTACGTGATCTTAAGTTTAATGAGCAGGGTTACGCCTTGTTGCCGTCAGATGTCTATCGTGATGCCGAAGGTAAGCCTACAAATCAGCGTATTGTTGACGTTGAGCTTATTGCTTCCAACGGATCTCGAAATATTGACATAAATCCCATCATAAGTCGCTATCAACACGATATTGCACGTAGTGTTATGGCTGAATTTCTTATGTTGGGGGCAGGAGCCAACGGTTCTTACGCTCTTAGCAAGTCAAAGACAGATTTATTCCTCCGATCTATGGAATCTTACATAAATTCTATCTTTGATGTGCTAAATAAGCAACTTGTTGAGCGTTTATGGCAAATGAACGGCCTAAACTTCGATTTAATGCCTAAAATTTGTGCAGGAGACGTTGCTCCACACGATTTACGTGAACTTGGTAGCTATTTACGCAACCTAAACGGTGCAAACATAGATTTGAGCGACCAAGAAGACATAGTTAACGCTTTGTTGGCTAACGCAGAGCTTCCACCAAAGAAAGTAGCTGAAAATGGCTAGTTTAGCAGATAGAGTGTTTGATAATGGCCTTACAGTACTAGATACTGAGGCAAACCGCATAGATATTACGTCACAAGAGTCTACAACCTACGCTGAAGCGACTAGCGCCCATACTTTAGGTAATTCTACGTCACTTTCCATTGCTAGCCCTACTGATCGTAGCGGTGGAGGAAGGGAAGTTGTTGTTGCTGCTATCTCAGACGGCTCTGTAAGCGGCACAGGCACTGCAACGCATTATGCGATAGTTGACACCTCAAACTCTCGTTTGCTTGCCACAGGCTCTCTCAGCGCCTCTCAGAGCGTAACATCGGGTAATACATTCTCTCTAGCTTCATTCACAATCGGTATTCCTGATCCTGCATAAGGTGGCTTATGGTCAAACTCGTTAACAGGGCCAAGATGTCCACTAGCACAACTGGGACAGGTACTATAACTCTAGGTTCTGCTGAGACAGGATACCAAAGTTTCGCTGATGCAGGTGTGACAGATGGTGATGTTCTTTCTTACGTCATAGAGGACGGAGACAACTTTGAGATTGGCAGGGGTATCTATACTGCCAGTGGGACAACACTGACCAGAGGAGCACTAGAATCCAATAATAGTGGATCAGCTATAACTCTCTCAGGCGATGCAAAAGTTTTTGTATCTGCCACTGTTAATGAAGTTTACTCGTACACTACAACTACAATAAATGTAGATCAGACTCTAGATGCTAGTGTAGAATATGAAACAGGTAGTGGAACTACTATAGATTCTGCAGCTACCCTGACGATACCAGTTAATGCACAGTTAGTAGTTAACACCTACTCAGAAAAACGTCCACTCTAAGGTACACAATGGGATTGAAATTAAATACTGCGTCAGGTTCGATCACAATAACCGCTGAAGACGGATCAGGTAATGCTGATGTAACTTTACCAAGGGGCGGTATTGGTACTGTATCTAGCCTATCAGATTTAAGTATTACAGCTACATCGACTGAGTTGAACTACGTTACTAATGTAACAAGCCCAATTCAAACTCAGTTGGATACAAAGGCATCCACAGGTAAATCAATAGCTATGTCCATAGTATTTGGATAGCAGGTAAATAAATGGTAGGCTTCTCCCCATTAGCCTCTAGTCCTTTAGGCGATGATGGGGGCATAGTCAACATAGAGCTAACGGCAAGTAACATTGCTGCTCAAGCTCCCTCAGTAGCTAACGCTTCACTTACCCAAGTCCACGACTTAACACCGTCAGATATTCTTACAGGTAATTCTGTTGTATCTGACTTGGCAATGTCAGAAGCAGAAACCTTCTCGACTACCGCCCTAGAAACAGATCCCCCCTCAGTTCCTAGTGTCACACTAGTACAAAATCACGATCTAGGAACAGTCAGCTTTGAATCTGGCAATCCTGTTTTAGCTACTTTAGCTATTACCCAAATCCATAGCCTGACACCCGATGGATTTACTGCAGGAACATCTCTAGTAGCTAATACTACACTTACTGAGATTACTCCGTTAACTGCAGATAATTTACTAAGTGGCACTCCAAGCTTAGATAACACAAGCTTAACACAAGTCCACGACTTAACACCAAATTCCATTGTCACTCTAACGCCTGACATAGATGCCGCTTCTGACCCAGATGCAATCCTCGCCCAAGAAACACAGGAAATACAACAAATGATTGGTGGTTGGACACGCAGAGCTTATGAAGTTCCTGACGGAAGGCTTGTCCAAGGTGAGCGTGAAATACAACAGACTTATGGGGACAAAGTCTCTATTGACCGTAAGGCAAAGTCTCTTGTTAAGTTTGGTCGTTCAGCACAGTTAGGCACAGGTAGTTTAGAAACGGTTTGGAGTGTTGGTGGAAATGAGACTTACCTTTCTACAAACTCTATTTCCCACGTATCCTCCTCCTCTGCATCTGACACCCAAGAGGTTACGATTGAAGGTCACACACTAAGTAACAGTGAGTTTACTTTCGTTAGTCAGACTGCGACACTAAATGGTCAGAACACGGTTGCTCTCAATACAGACCTAGCTCGTGTATCTCGTATCTACAACAGCGATAGCACAGAACTCGTTGGCCGTGTTGTAGCATACGAAAATACTGCCTTATCAGGTGGGGTTCCTACAGACGCAACCAAGATACACATTGATATTCCGCAAGGATTTCAACAGTCCTTCAAAGCTGCAACTACCTTCAGTAAAAATGATTACTTTATTATGACAAGTTTCTATGGGGCGGTTAGCGCAAAACAATCAGGTTCTGTAGACTTTTATCCTGAGATTAAACAGGTAGGTAAAGTATTTAGACAAGTAGGTTGCTTTACAGCATCTACAAATGGAGGAGCAACAGAAATACCTCTAGATCCACCTATGATTGTACCCAAAAATTCTGATATCCGTATTCGATGTGAGACAGAAACTAATAACCTAGTCGTATTCGGTATTTTTAAAGGTTATATAGCCAAGGTTTTATAATGCCATATTCTAGTAACGCAGAGCTTCCTAAAGCAGTAAGACAAACTGTACCAGAAGACAAGCATACACAATTTAGAAGAGTGTTTAATTCAGTGTTAGAAGATAGTAAAAACGAACAGAGAGCCTTTCAGTCAGCTTGGGCTGCAGTGAAGAAACGTCAAATGGATGACGATATTTTCACTAGCCCCTCAGAAGCTCGTAGCAGATCTTTTATGTTAGGTTTTGATGGTGAAATCCATACTCATGAAGTTGGTGCTAATATCTATTACATGCCATCAAGAACGCATGAAGAATACCTCAACTACCACAAAGAGCTTGCAGGTATTAAACACATGCCACAGGAGCAAGAAGAGAGTGAAGATGATCTCTTGGCTCGTATCTTATCTGTAGTTATTCAAGAAGTAACTAAAGTAGAAACTAGTACTCTTGCATCTAAAGTAAAAGAGCACAATGAAAAAAATGGTGGCAAAGGTAAGGTAACTACCTCTATGCTGCGTCAGGTTTATAATAGAGGTGTAGGTGCATATAAGACAAACCCATCATCGGTTCGTCCTAACGTCTCATCTCCCGAACAATGGGCTATGGCTCGTGTCAACAATTTCTTACGCACCATTCGTACAGGTCGCTTCCGTAGTGGTAAGCATGATACTGATCTCCTACCTTCTAAACATCCTCTTAGTACAAGGAAGTCACAAGTATGGGATGGAGGCGATTTACCAACGCAGGAGCAAGTTGATAAGGCAGATAAGCCACTAAACAAGCCCTTCAGACTCCCTAAAGGCTCAAGTAAGAAGTTTGGAGTTTATGTAAAGGACGGAGACAAAACCAAGAAAGTTACTTTTGGTGATCCTAATATGGAAATACGTAGAGATGACCCCAAGGCTAGATCTAACTTCCGTAGCAGACATTCTTGCGATACCGCATCAGATAAGACTTCTGCTCGTTATTGGTCTTGCCGTATGTGGGAGAAGGGTAGATCAGTGACTGATTTAACAAAAGATATCGAAGGCCAGATCCTAAAGACTGACGATGAACAGCGTATAGTCTACGGATGGGCCTCAGTCATTACTGAGAAAGGTGAACGAGTAGTTGACCGTCAGGGTGACATAATCGAGCCAGACACGTTGGTTAAAGCCGTGAATGATTTCATGGAGAATGTACGTGTCGGTAAAACAATGCACAAAGGCGAACAAACAGGGATGGTTATTCATTCCTTACCAATTACCAAAGAGATTGGTGATAGCCTTGGCATACAGAGTGATCGTGAAGGGTGGATTGTAGCTTATAAAGTCTACGATGATAAAGTCTGGAACATGGTCAAATCTGGTGAACTTGCGGCCTTCAGCATTGGCGGTCGAGCAATTAAGGAGAGATTAGATGAACCTTCTTAAACAACTAGAGCTTGATGAGTTATCTCTGGTGGATCGCCCTGCTAATGCGTCTGCCAAGGTTGCTTTATTTAAGCGAGACACAGAGGAATCTGATATGACTAATGAAGTCGAAAAAATGTCCGATGACATGAAGGCAAAACTAAAGCCCTACATGGACAAAGGAATGAATGAAGAAGAGGCTATGAAAGCCTATAATATGGACATGAAAAAGTCCGATGAAGAAGTTGATCTGAGCCTAGAGGTTGAAGTTGAGGCACTAAAAGCTGATAATCAAAATCTCCGTAAAGCTCTTATTGAGAATGGCTTTGTAATCAAAGCTGACGAAATCACAAAGAAAGAAGAAGTAGAAACAATTGAAGTAAGTGGTGAGATGGTTGTTAAATCAGATATCCCTGCTCCTGTTTTGAAAGCTCTTGAAGAAGCAGAAGTACAAAAGCATCAAGCTGAGTTACGAAAGTCTGCTGAAGCTGAATTACCGCACTTTAATGTTGAGGTTGCTATGCAACTCCTTGATGTTATCAAAGGTGATGAAAAAGTCTTAGAAGCACTTAAAGGAGCAGACGCTGCTTTTTCCGCTGCTATGGATGAAACTGGGGAAAAGGTTGTCGATGGTGACATGCATGACCCACAAACTAAATTAGATAAGATGGTAGAGGCACATGCTAAAGAGCATAGTGTCAACAAATACGCTGCTTTTGATGCCATCAGTAAAACAGCAGAGGGTAAATCCCTTATTGCTAAAACTTATGAAAAGGATGAGTAATCATGGCTGTACAAGAATCTCGTGAGACACGTACATTCATTGCAGGAGAGGATCTATCTTCTTCTCAATTTAAATTTGTAACCCTTGAAGCTGACGGTCAAATAGATCTAGCTGATGGTGACGCAGAGCGTTGCATTGGTGTTCTTTCTAATGACCCTGCTTCAGGCTCAGAAGCAACTGTTGTTATTTCTGGCAAAACGATGGTTACTGCAGGTGGCACTGTTACCGCAGGAGATGAAGTTTGCACAGATGCATCCGGTGATGCAATAGAGCTTTCTACATCATCATCAGCATCAGCAATCACAATGGGTTATGCACTAGAAGACGCTGCAAATGGTCAAGTATTCGGTATCGAATTGATCCAAGGCGGCAACTCTTCTGATCAATCATAATCCATAGATAAGAAGGAACATATATAATGCCTATGCTAACCGCATCACAGGTACATATAGATCAGCCATTAACAAATCTGACTATTGCGTACCTACAAGACCAGAATAACTTTATCGCTGATAAGGTTTTCCCAAATGTAGCTGTTGATAAGAAGACCAACAAGTTCTACGAATATAATCGTGCAGACTTCTTCCGCAACGATGTAAAAGCTCGTGCTCCACGCACACGCTCACAACGTGTCGGTATGTCACTCTCAACACAGACATACACTGCAGAAGTCCGTTCATTGTCAACAGACTTTGACTTCGAAACACTAGCTAACGCTGACACAGCTTTGGACATCCGAAGAGGTGCATCAGAAATGCTAACACACAATCTATTGATTGACCGTGAAAGCCGTTGGATGTCAACATTCTTTGCCACAAACCTCTGGACAACAGAGTATGATGGTGTTGCTAATGCTGACAATAACCTTGCTACAGAGGTTACACAGTGGGATGACTACACAAACTCAACTCCAATCGTTGACGTAACTGCTGCTCGAAGAGCAATGCAAAAAGCATCTGGTGGTTTCAAGCCAAATAAAATGGTTGTTACTCGTGACGTTCACGATACACTAGTCAACCACCCAGACGTACTTGCACGTATCAACGGCGGCGCAACTGTAACCAACACTGCTTTGGTAACACAAGCTAAACTAGCAGAAATCTTTGAGGTTGCTGAGTACTACATTGTAGACGCAATCGAAAACTCTGCTGCAGAAGGCTTAACAGAATCATTAGACTTTGTAGCAACTAAGAAAGCTGCATTGTACTACGCTCCTGCATCTTCAGGATTGATGGTTCCATCAGCAGGTTACAACTTCACATGGAATGAACTAGATAACGCATCTGGTTATGGTATTGACATCCGTTCATATACTGGCGATTTCCTACGTGTAGAAGGTGTTGCAGAACTCCTAGAAGCAAACATGGCTTACGACCAAAAGGTTGTAGGTGCTGATCTAGGTGTATTCTTCAACACAATCTTGTCATAAGGAGTAGGTGAATGACCCGACCACCATTTCAATACGACAAGCCAATCTTCGTTAGAAATCCACAAGGATTACTTATGAATGGTAAGCGTTATGCAAAAGGTGATCTCGTTCCTTGGGTGGAGCGAGGTTTGCCTAAAGCGAACATTGAACGTATGTATAACGAGCACCACTTACATCACAATGAAGATCTGGAAATCTCAGTAAAACCTAAAGTTGGTGATGGACTAGAGGAGATGTCTGTAGAAGAACTACACATCCTAGTAGATACAATCAATGACAAGGTTAAAGAGAAGACTTTAACGAAAGAAGCATTTGATCGCAAGAAATGTAAGCGGTCAACTATTCATGCAAAACAATGTGGGCTTATCCGTTCTTGGAGAGCCAACTACGGTGAGATAGAGGCTGACTAATGGCTTGGACATATGACGAAAGCGTTCTTACAACTACTACGGCTGCAGGTCGGTTAAATGTTGTAAGACTTCTGATAGGAGATACTGATACAAACGATCAGTTAATCAAGAATGAAGAAATAACTTTCGCATTGTCAGAAGCTAATGATAACGTCTATTTCTCTGCAGCTTGGTCAGCAGGAACAATTGCTGCACAATTTGCTCGTAAAGTTACTACCTCATTAGATGGGGCCTTATCAGCTAACTATAGCGATTTAGCTAAACAGTATAAGGCCCTTTCTGCAGACCTTAGAGAACAAGGTCAAAAATACTCTATGACATCTGCTAGTATTCGTGCAGGTGGCATTTCTAATGCTGCAATCAAAGCCAACAGACAACTTACAGACCGTCCTGATCCTGCTTTTCATAAAGGTCAGTTTGACAACCCACCCTCAGATGAGCAATACATTTCGGATTTTGACTAATGGCCTTCAGAGCTTACGATGTCCTTAAACTTGTAGAGGAACATGGAGAAGATCTTACGCTCCGTAAAATTACATACGGAAGCTATAATCCTCAGACCAGTTCATCATCTTCTAGTTCAGTAGATACACATTCCATTACAGGGTATTTCTATACATATAATCTAGGTGTTATTGACCCTGAGAACTTTGTAAGAGGCGGTCGCAAGTGTGTTATAGCAGCTTTAGGTTTAGCTGTTAGTCCAGACACTGACGATGAGATTACTGGCAACGGAAATAAAGTGAATATAACAAATGTTCTAACGCTTTATTCTGGTGGTCAGGCTCTTTGCTATATCTGTGATGTGAGTGAATAATGGCAAACAATCTAAAGAACGCAGAAGTATTTAGACAGGTTACATTCAAGATTAAAGAAGCTAAAGAAGATGCAATACGAGATAGACTAACAGATATTGCACAGTTTGTTACTTCAGTTTCCCCTGTAGATACTGGTGCGTATGTTACCTCACATAGTATGCTTGCTAACAACTCAAACTCTCGTGCTAGGGGTAAAACCTCCAAAGGAAAACCTCGCAAACAAAACAGAGAAGCTCTGCAACAAAGTGGTTTCTCTAATCTATTATCAGATATAAACGCTATTGATATGGATATAGTAACAAGAATTACCTTGAGAAACGACAGTCCTCACGCAAGATTTGTAGAAGATGGTAACGGAAGTTCTCGTGGGTATCTTGTGTATACGAAAACTAGAAGGCAATTTGGATGAGCAGCATATACAAGGATATTAGGAGGGGATTAGAATACAAGCTCTCTCAGGTATCAGGTATCCCAGATATTGCCTATGAGAATATAAATTACGATCCGACAACAGGAACCTCTTGGGTTAGGCCAACCTTTACGCCAACATCACGCAGACCTGCAGTAAGAGGTAGTAATCCACAACAACTCTATCTAGGTTTATTCAGAGTTGATTGTTTCGTTGCAGAGGGCAATGGCCCTTTGTATGGTGACAACTTAGCCAACAGCATAATAGAAGACTTTGAGGCCACAACGGATATTACATTCAATGGTAAAACAGTTTCTATAGACTATGCTGAGAGGGGGGAAGGAAGAATAGACTCCCCTTGGTATTTCATTCCAATCAACATTGGTTGGTATATTTATGATTAGGAGAAAATAAATGGCCTTCGCACAGGGTTCACGTTCCACACTATCTTTCTTAGCAGAGAGTACTTTCGGTACAACACCTGCAGGAAACTTTCAAAACTTACCTTTCACCACTCACTCTTTGAACTTATCGAAGGATCGTGTTGCAGGTACAGACATTCAATCAGACCGTCAGCCAAGAGTTGACCGTCACGGTAACAGAGTTGTAGGTGGAGACATCGTAGCTGACCTTCGCCACGCTGAGTTCGACTTACTTACACAAGCTGCACTAATGTCAGACAATGATTTCGCTACAGGCTTTACAGCAGGTGACGGTTCTACAACAGTTACTCACGCAGCTATCGCAGGTACAACACCACAGTTCTTCTCACTAGAAGATTATGCTGCAGACATCGACCAAGCTCGTTTGTTCAGTGGTTGTACTGTTAACACAATGTCAGTCTCTATGGCTCCAAACCAAATGGTTTCAACAACCTTCGGTATTGTGGGTAAGGACATGTCAGTATCTGCTACACAGAAGACACAAGATGCCTCTGCAGGAGAATCCCCTTTTGATGCTTACTCAGGTGACATCAAGTTAGGTAACGTAGGTTCTCTAGGTTCAGCTTTGACATTGATCACTGCTGTTGACTTTACTATCACTAACAACTTTGCTCCAACATTGGTTATCGGTGAAAGTACAGCGTCAGCACTAGAGTTTGGTATGATCAACGTAGAAGGGACAGTATCTGCGTACTTCGAAGATGATACACTGCTTAACCGATTCTTGAACGAGACTGAGTCTTCACTAGAGGTGTCAGTTGGTGACGGTACAAATACACTAACATTCTTATTCCCACGTATCAAAGTTAACTCTGCTGATGTGGGTGTAGACGGACCAACTTCACGTATTGTGAATATGTCTTTTGTCGGTCTTCGTGACACTTCAGACTTATCGTCCTCTGCAACAGACACAAACACAATCCTGAAGATTAAGAAATCAGGTGCGTAAGTAATCCCTAGCTAGGGCGAGGGAAGTGGTTGTCGGGTGCTGCTTCCCTCATTTAAATAACCCGACTGTTAACTCGAAAGGAACCCGAAATGGATTTAATGAACATTGGTAAGATGAAAGAGACCTCTGAGGTTATCTTGTATAACCCAGTTAACTCAGAAATACTTATGAATGAAGATGGAAGCGAAATGTCCATAACAGTATATGGACCGTATTCCTCTAAGTATAAGTCAATCTCCCACAATCAGCAAAACCGTAGGTTGATGAAAGCTCAACGTACTGGCGGTAAATTAAACCTGAGTGCTGAAGAGATAGAAGCATCTGCATTTGACCTACTGGTTAAGTGCGTTGCGGATTGGGACATTACTTTAGGTGGTGAGAAACCTGAGTGTACCGAAAAAATGATACGTGAAGTGTTCGAGCAATTGCCTTGGGTACGTGAGCAGGTAGACAGTGCTCTAGGAGACACCCAAGCTTTTTTGGACAGGTCCAATCAGAACTAGAGACTTTTGCTGAACAATCGTTCAGACTTAGTCGTAAGGTAAAAGGCTCCAATGCCACCGAAAGAGAACATTTAGAACAAGTAGCAAAGCAGTTAGGCAAAACGGTTGAAGAACTTGATACAAAATTCGTTGATGCTGTATTCCCTGATCTTGCTACACATATTTGGGCCACCTTCCTTGAGTTACACGATGGTAGAACTTACGGAATGAGTGGCCCTAATCCTATCTCATACGATATTATTATGGGATGGTGTTATCTGAACGATATAAAACTTACCCCTTGGGAAATTTCTGTAGTGAAGTCTTTAGACAACCTATGGATAAAAGTTACAGGCGAAGAGAATGGCTGACCTTTTACAGTTAGATTTTGTTGTTAAAGAGATTGGGTTAGATAAAGCCCTGACTCAAACTGCAAAGTTTGAACGTGAGATTTTGAAGACCGTTAAGGCTTACGAAAGAGGTCAGATCACTCAGGATCGTTATAGAAAGTCCCTTCTTAACACAAAAAGACAAATGGCTGCTTTGACCAACGAAAATGGTAAGCAGATTATGTCCATACACAAGGCTAACCAAGCTACACAACAGTTTATTGCCACCCAGAGGGGTTTAAGCGGAGCAGTGGGCGCAAGTGGCGTAGCTGCACAACAGACTGCCAGAAAGACAAATCAACTTGGTGTTCTAATGCAGCAGTCTGGATATCAAATTGGTGACTTTGCGGTTCAGGTTCAATCTGGTACAAATGTTATGGTCGCTCTTGGTCAACAGGCCACACAGCTTGTTGGTACTTTTGCCATGCTTGCTAGAAGCACTGCACTAATTGCTTTGTTTTCTGGTCTTGGTGTTGTGCTTCCTGTTATAACAGCTATAGCGGCTGCATTTATGAGAACTGCAAAAGCGGCAGATGAGGCTAAAGATAAAGTAACTGGGTTATCCAAAACCCTTAAAGACTTTAGGCAAGAACAACGTGCGCTTGCTCAAAGTGTAACCACTGATCAATTAGCGTTAATAGACAGAATAGAAGCTATTAAAGAGCTTCAGCAAGAGTACTTAGAGGTTTTAAGAGATACAGGTGGAGGTGATAGGTCAGGTAAAAATAGAGCAGAAGCTGAATCTACCATACTGGTACTGAATGATCTTCTTCTTAAAACAACAGGTCAGCAAAAAGACCTACAAGTACTAATAAATAATGAATACGTTAAACGTCTCAAGTCTATGGAACGCTCTAATATTCTTGCTTCTATAGAAAACAAGTTTGGGCAAGACCATATAAAATATAGAAATGAGGCTCGTAGACAAGCTGAAATAGAATTAGAAACTGAAATCAGGGCAGCAGGTATTTCTGAGGCACTTGCAGAGAGGTTGAGAGATAGACTTAAAACCGAATATGATATTATTGACGCCAAAGTTGAACAGGATAAATTAGATGTAGCGGCAAAGGGTAGACAAGAGGCTATAATAAATAGCCTGAAGAGTGGCCTAACAATTTATGAAAAAATGGTTGATGAGAATAAAGCTATTCAAGAGGCTGCTCAAAAAATCAAAGATACTCACGCTGACGAAGTACGGGATTTAAAAGAGAAGATTGCTTTAGTCCGTATAGAAGCTGAACATGGCAAGGATAGCGCGGCACTCCAAGAAGAAACGGCTGAGTTTGCTAGAGACGCCTATCAGCAATCTCGTCTTTCTGCAGGTATCAAAGGGAATCTCTTAAAAGCAGAGATGAAGATATATGATGTCTTGCAGAGGGAGAAAAAAGAGTTAGCTGATATAGTCGAAAAGGAGAGGCAGAGACTCCTCTTTGCCAAAGAGCGAAGGAAGTTTTTTGCTCGTGAATCTGAACGTCAAATGATATTAAATGAATCTCCTATCTTTATGAATATGGATTCCATAGGAGAAGCAGCTAAAATGTATCAAGATCGCCTAAAAGAAGTTGATAGGGCGCAAGATGAAGCAAAGAAATCCGCAGAAAAACTTAGGGAAGAACTAGAAGACCCACTTGTATCTGCTATTGGAAGTGTATCAGATGCGTTTGGTGACTTTATCGGTCGTGGCCTAAAAGACTTCAAAGGCTTCGTAAAAGACATACTTAGGTCTTTCTCGAACATGATTGCACAGATGATTGCTACGGCGGTCAACAATCGTATTATGATTGGTCTGGGTATGGGTGGAGCAGGAACTGTAGCAGGTACAAGTGCTGCTTTTGCAGGAGGTGCAGGAGCTTTCTTAGGTACTACAGGTGCAGCAGGTGTGGCAGGTACTGGGCTTATGGGGGGTTTTGGTTCAGTATTTGGTGCAGGTGGTATTGGCATGGGTGGGTCATTCAGTGCGCTTGGCAGTATGCTTGGTGGCGGTGGTCTTGGCGGTGGTTTTACACTTGGTGCTGCTATACCTGCCATTGCTGCTGTAGCTGTTGTTGTAGGGCTACTCACTAAGAAAACTAAGTTATTAGATGTTGGCCTAAGAGGTACTGTTGAGGGTTTTGATGCGGCTATAGAGACATTTAAAGTCACTCAAAGTAGTAGACTATTTGGAATACTTAAGGGACCAAAAGTTACAGCTTACGAAGCTGCAAGCGCAGAGATTTCTGATCCTATCATCGAAGCTATCAACACCATACAGACTAGCGTTGTTGACGCGGCAAAAGTTTTAGGTATTGGTGCAGGTTTATTCGAGAACTTCACTTACCAGTTTGAACTATCACTCAAGGGTTTAACCGATGACGAAAAGATGCAAGCTATCAATCAAGAGCTTGCTAAGATGGGAGATGAGTTTGCTTCCTTATCTGGTCACTTTAGTGATGTGAACTCCCTGTTGGCTGCTGCTAACGAGAGATATAATCTACAAATCAGACTTCTTGAGACTATCGGTGATCAAGAACAAGCTCTATCTATGAGAAGAGAGTCAGAACTGGCTTCTGTAGATAAACTCAATCGTGGGTTACTAGAGGCTATTCATGCTGTAGAAGATGCTCAGAGGGCTGTAAACATTGCATTCTCAAACCTTGCTTCTGTTATTGAGCGAGAGAAACGCACATTACAACAAGGCTACGCTGATTCTGTTGAATCATTAAAGTCAAATTTTGATAGCCTTATAGAGGGCATTGAAGTAAAGCTAGAGTCTGCTCAACGTGTCGCTTCCTTGAGCCAAGGTGTATACTCTGCCCTAGAAAGTGCCTTGAGGGGTCGGGGCTTCACTAGTCAGAACCAATTTTCTATGGCTAGGGAAACTGCCACATCTTATCTAAGAGAGCTCCGTGGTACAGGCAGAATAGAGGATGAGCAAGCCCTTGAAGATGCTCTTAGGATTGTTGCTGAACCTTCTCAAGATCTATACGAAGACTTTGTAAATTATCAACGTGATTTCCAGAAACAGACAAACGTAATCCGCGACCTTGAGACAAAAGCAAAGCTTCAGTTAACGACTGATGAAAAAGCACTTCTTTTACTGCAGGAAGAAAAAGATGCTGCTCAAATTAGACATGAAGAGTCGCTTACTAAATTAGATGATAATCTGCAGTCTGAACTACTTGCACTTGATAAACAATATAACGAACTAGCAGGTATCAAGGAAATCAACCTCACTATGGTTGAGGCTATAAAAGCTGTAGAAAATGCTATAAATACCCTAGAGCTTAAACAGGCCGCTGCATCCGTTAAATCAGGGTTAGGTGGTGCAGCAGCAGGTGCAGCTAGTGCAAACACTGGTGGTGTTGGGTTACTTGAGCAATACGATGTTGGATCAGATTATACAAAAAACGGACAGACCTACGACCATATTAACCTAAGTGGAGCTAGTCAGCTTCTAGATGCAGCTAGTCAATTGGGCATACAAACTTCGGGGCAAACTGGAGCAGAAATTCAGCAAGCCATTTCCAATGTAGGTAATCTAGCTGTTAGCTTAGATAATTCTACTAGAGCAGCACAGTTTGCGCTTGGTGGATATCACTCTGGTGGTGTTCGTATGGTTGGTGAGCGTGGCCCAGAACTTGAGATGACAGGGGCTTCACGTATTATGAGTAATAACGATACTCGTAAGATGCTACAGAACCCTGATCTTGTAGAGGCAGTTAAGTCTATGAAGCAAGAGATTTCTGAACTTCGTAACGAACAGAGACAACTAGGTATAAACAATAATAAGTATACCAAACGTACATACGACCTGTACCGTCAGTGGGATACTGAAGGGCTACCTGCAGAGAGAACATAATGGATATTATCAAGCCAGTTACAGTTACCAACAGTATCCTTACAAGCTCTAATGTTGCTGAGAATGACTATAGTGAGTGGGCTTCTGGTACTACTTATGCAGACGGTGATAATGTTATTGTCATTGGGACTACACACAAAGTCTATGAAAGCCTTGTAGGAAGTAATGTAGGCAATGATCCGACTACAGATGATGGTACTAACTGGTTAGAGCTTAGTGCTACTAACAGGTGGAAAGCTTTTGATCAGAAGATTGCAGCGCAGGTTAGTAAACTAGATAATATTCAATATCAGTTTAATGATGCTAACTCTAACATAACAGCTTTGTCTATGTTTGGTCTTAGCGGAACAACCTGTAATGTGACCGTTACTGACGCTGATTTAGTTGATACTACTTACACTGTGACTGTTGCCAGTGGTACACGGTATGACGGAAGTACAGGAAATGTATTTGTCTTTGGTTCTGACTCTAGACCTGCAGTAACATTCCGTAGAGGTAACACTTACATCTTCAATCAAAGTGATGGATCTAACGTAGGACATCAGCTTGCTATAAGAGAGACAGACGGCACAGCTTGGACATCGGGTGTAACTACAACAGGCACATTAGGTACAGATAGTGTAACTACTTTTGTAGTTCCTAATGATGCCCCCGATGGTTTACAATACCATTGTACTTCTCATGGGATTAACATGGGTAACGACATCACTGTACAGGGGGATGGGGAAGTATATAGTCAGGACTTCTCTTTGTTGGATAACAGTGAGATTGTAGATTTATTTACTTACTTCTTCGCTGAACAAGGCGTTAAGACAGAAGCTTTATTTACTGGTTTTCCACCGTATCCTAACTCCTCCGTAGAAGCTACTATTACTGCAGACAGTGGAGAGAACGCCAAAGTAGGTCAAATAGTATTTGGGTTCCTAGCTAACTTTGGCTTAACAACTTATGGAACCTCAGTGGGTATTGAAGATTACTCACGTAAAGAGACCGATGCCTTTGGTAACTTTATTATCACACAAAGAGCCTTCGCTAAGTTAGTAGACTACGATGTGAGGCTTGAAACAGGAAAAGCTAGAACTGTTCAAAACACACTTGCAAATTTTAGGTCTACTCCTCTTGTTTATATAGGTTCTGAAGATGAAGCTCTCGCTACTATTGTATATGGGTTTTATCGTAGATTTGATATTAACTTAGAAGGCCCTGCCTATTCATTTGCTGCTATCGAAGTAGAAGGATTAACTTAACATGGCATATGTAAATATTACCGCTTTACCGACTGCCCCTAGTCGGGCAAGACCATCAACATTTGCTGCTGAAGGGGATGCCTTTCTTGCCGCACTAGCAACATTCGTAACAGAGGTTAATACCTCTGGTTCTTATATAGACGGAGTAGGAACTGCTGCAGATACTGATGCTACAGCGGCTGCTGCCAGTGTCGTGGATGCTGCAGCACAAGTAACATTAGCGGAAGCACAAGTAGCACTAGCAAATACTCAAGCCACTAACGCAGCTAACTCAGCCACTGCTGCTGCTAACTCTGCTAACAGTGTTGCTTCAGCTTGGTCTTCAGGATCTTCATATTCAGTCGGAACCCTAGTCTACTCTACAGTAGATTATCAAACATACAGAGCAATAACTACACACTCTGGTGAAACAATTGATCCCTCATCCGACACTACAAATTGGATAGCAATGGGTGGGATCTCAACAGGTAAGTCGATAGCAATGTCTATCGTGTTTGGATAACAGGAGTAAATAAATGACCGCACCAAACATAGTAAACGTCAGTACAATTACTGGCAAAACAGCTTATGTTGCTTTATCGTCAACCGCTGCAACAGAGCTAGTAAGTAATGCCGCCTCAAGTGGTAAGGTATTTAAGATTAACATGATTCAGATAGCTAACGTAGATGGCACAAATGCTTGTGACGTTACAGTAGATCTACACAGTCAGGATGATATTGGTGGTACAGCTTACTCACTAATTTCCACTGCCTCTGTAGCTGCTGATAGTTCCTTAGTTGTTGTAGATAAGAATACAGCAATCTATCTAGAGGAGGATAAGTCTATTTCCGCTACTGCAGGAACAGCAAGTGATCTTGAAGTAATTGTGAGTTACGAAGAAATCTCATAAGGAGAGTTGTCTTGAGAAATATTGGCAACGTAAAAAAAGATGGTCAGGTCAGGTCAGTAGCTTCTGGTGCCTTGACTGATGGCACTGCTGTTATTGTGAACGCTGATGGGACTGTGAGTGTTGTAGGAATAGGGGCTGCATCTATAGGAAGTGCTGTTACATTTGAAAATGCTAGTACAGCAGATAACGCTACTGCATATGATACAAGTAATGATAAAATAGTAATTGCATATAGAGACAGTGCAAACTCTCAATATCACACGGCTGTTGTTGGTACTGTTTCTGGAACAAGCATCAGTTTTGGTACTCCAGTGGTTGTTACATCTAATTATCATGCTAACCACTCAATTAATTTTGATACAAACGCAGGTAAAATGGTAATTGTAACATCGGACTCTGGAACTGGAAGTTATGGAAGGGCTATTGTAGGAACGGTAAGCGGTACATCTATTAGTTTTGGTAGT